GATGTACAACAGGCTATCAACTTACAACGTAAATTATCTGAAATGCGCAAGATAGAACGTGGAGAAACAGAAGCAACCTTTGGTGCTATACTTAGAGACACAAACTTAATCCAACCATCGGAGGAACGATGAACATTAGACACATAGACCATCCAAGTATCAACAACACAGACGTAACAAACGTAGCTCAAAATTTTGATGCAACAAAGTTTCACAAACACACACTTGCAGTTCCAGAACAGATTGGCACATCCGGTAAGTTTCTCGGACGTCCAGAATCTATTATTGTGCGCTGTACTGGTTTGGGTGGTAGCAATACCAGTTTGACCGTCAAAGGAACCTGGGATGCTGCTGGTGATCATGTATGGTTTCCAGACACAGCAGGTACGATTGCACTTGGTGTAACGACCACGACAGTAGGTAGTGCAGTATTTGAGTTTAGACTTCCAGTGGAGTCTTATTTTGACAATCCAGATGTATACCTGTTCTTTAAAATCAATGGTTCAGGAAACATTACGATTGACTATTCGCAGATTGTTTGGAGTGAATAATGCCAGTTGCCAGTCCATTTGAAACGGCTGGTGGTGGTGAGGTCAATTTAGAGTATGAAGACATCTCGGCACAGACGGACGGCTCCACCCAAAGTTTCACAGTAAGCAGTGACTACAAATCCGGTTCGTTGCAGGTATATTGGAATGGACTCCTCCAACTGTTTACGGACATTGGAGAGTTGTCTGTTACCAATTTCACAACTACATTTATACCGGCTAGTGATGATTCACTGGTCGTCATATATATACTCAAATAGGAGCCAATCATGGCAGTTCAAGTCTCCAAAGAGCAAATCAAAAACAATGCAATCGATTCAACCAAACTGGATGGGTCGGCTAACTATTCATTCTCAGGTCAGATTCGTTACACTGGTTCTGACACCAACGATCAAGCAGTAGCAACACGTGAGTACGTAAATTCAGTTGCTGCCGGTCTTGATCCAAAACAGTCTTGTAAGGTTGCTACGACAGCAAACATTACATTGAGTGGAACACAAACGATTGATGGCGTATCAGTATCTGCTAATGATCGAGTTCTCGTTAAAGACCAATCAACAGCTTCTGAAAATGGTATTTACATTTGTGCTGCTGGTTCATGGTCACGTTCATCGGACATGGCTGCTGGTAGTGATGCTGCTGGTAATCAAATGTTTATTGAGCAAGGTACTGTTAATGCCGACTTAGGTTTTGTTTGTGTAAGCAATAAAGGTTCTGCCGTAGTTGGAACTAATGATTTGACATTCAGCATCTTTTCAAGACAGTCGGATACTCAAGCCGGTGCTGCATTGAGCAAGACTGGTAATCAACTCGATGTCGAGGTTGATGATTCTTCTATCGAGATTTCATCGGATGCGTTGCGGGTTAAAAGTGGTGGTATCACCGACAGCATGTTGGCCGGGTCCATTTCGAACTCAAAATTGTCCAACTCTACCATTAGTGGTGTTGCTCTTGGTTCAAGTCTGAATGCATTGACTGCTTCTGCAACTGGTGGCTTGAGCCTTAGTGCCAGCTACAATGGTTCTGCTGCTGTATCTGCTTCGATCAACTTGGACGGTTCTAGTTTGAGCACCAGTTCAAACGGTTTGAAAGTCGGCACAGGTGGTATCTCTACATTGATGCTGGCTGACGATGCTGTAAGTGCAGCAAAGTTGGCTGATGCAGCTGTAGTCACGGGCAGTATTGTTGACTTGGCAGTAACAAGTGGCAAGATTGCAGCAAATGCTGTCATCACAGCAAAGATTGCAGATTCAGCCGTTACAAATGCCAAACTCGCTGGGAGTATTGGTGCCGATAAACTTAGCCTGGGTAACGGTCTTGAAAACTCTAGTGGTTCTTTGATTGTATCTCTTGACGGTGGTAGTTTGGCTCTCGGTGCTGGTGGTCTTAGTATTGCTGCTGGTGGTGTAAGTGCTACAGAGTTGGCATCAGATGCTGTATCTGCGGCAAAGATTGCTTCAAACGCTGTTGAGACTGCCAAGATTGCAGACGATGCTGTTACATCAGCAAAGATTGCCGACGCTGCTGTAGATGCTGATCGACTTGCATCAAATGCTGTAACCACAGCAAAGATTGCCAATGCCAATGTGACTGCTGCCAAGTTGAACTTCATGGCATCTTACGAAACATTGTCTGCTGGCGATGGAACTGCTACCACATTTGATGCTGCAGCTGCTGCTGATGCTACCATGTTGGGTGGTGCCATCGTATTCCGAAACGGTTTGGCAATGGGCCTTGTTGAGTCCTCACCTTCTGGACAAGACCAGTACACATTGTCTGCTACTGGTGGTAGTGGCGGAAAATTACGCGTGACTTTTGGTGCAGCCCCCAATTCAGGCGACCAAATTACTGTCATGTATTTTCAGGTTTCTTGATTGAATGATTAGTTGTTGGGGAGTGTCCTTCGGGGCACTCCTTTTTCCCATTGGAGGTCTTATGGAAGGAGAGGTTGTTCAACTGTTAATGAGTGGTGGTGCAAACGTCGCCTTCGCCATCTTTCTGTACACTCAAAACAAAGACCTACAACGTAGAGCAGACGAGCGAGAAGTCAAAGCAGAACAAAAGGAAGCCGAGCTTCGAGCACGATATGATTCAGTCATACAGGACATGCAAGATAAAGAACAGGCAATAAGAGAAACGATTGTACAGGAAATGACTGACCTGGACAAACGCATGTCATTAGTAGAGCAAAGCCTAACTACATTGAGTACAATGATTAGTGAGATAAAAGCATCATTGATACGGGTAAACAATGGCAACTAAAAAACGGACACCTGCGCGTGGAAAACGATTTGTCAAAGTGGTCAAGAATAAAAAGACTGGTCGCACAAAGCGCGTGTCGTATGGACAGGCAGGCAAAAGTAAATCTGGAAAGGATCGTATACAACCTGGCTCCAAGAAAGGAGACAGTTACTGCGCACGTTCCTACGGTATCAAAAAGCGTCTGTCAGCCAAGAAACGCAATAATCCTAACACTCCAAACAATCTGTCTCGAAAGAAATGGAAGTGCGTTGGAAAGAAGAGTAGAAGATGAGTAAAAAGGATGCCTGCTATCATTCGGTGAAAAGCCGGTACAAAGTGTTTCCATCAGCCCGTGCATCACAGGCAATAGCCAAGTGTCGCAAGAAGAAGGGTCAGGTACGGAAGAGTAAGAAAGGAGCCGCTCTCAAGCGATGGGACAAAGAGAAGTGGAAGGACCAGTCTGGCAAAGCGTGTGGTACAAAAAGAAAAGGTACACCCTATTGCAGACCGTCCAAACGTGTTAGTTCTAAAACACCACGCACCCGTAGCGAGATGTCCAAGTCTCAATACCGCTCCAAAGTTTCACAAAAGAGTAGAGTTGGTCGTGGTAAAAGAGTAACCCCATTACGAAGGAAAAAATCATGAACTCTGATCTACTTGCACTCACACCAGAACTCGTTCTGTTTATCAAAAAACTTGTACAACACTCACGTGGTGGATTGACCAAAGACGAACGCCAAGAGTTGGCAGCTGACTTAATCAATCTGTTGTACAAAGTATTAAAAGAATTGGTTGACGCAGATACTGAAGAACGTTAAACTTCTACAACACCAAATCACTACTGGAGTTCAGGGCTGGCCAGCGTCTGAACTCCTTTTGATTTTTTTGCGCCACCTGGCTTCGACCATTTTCATCTCTTCCATGCTTGTGATAGCCTCAAACATGAGTTGTGTAGGACTGCGCTCTTCTCTGTTGGCAATGACAGTCACCAGTACAATCAGGTTGCTCATGCGTGGCTCATACGCTCCAGATAGGTACTTGTTGATGGTGTTGACATGTAGTCCAGCACGATCAGCCATGTAGGTTGTGCTGACCGCATTGCGGTGCATTGCTTTGTTTAGCCATGAAGCAAATCCCTTCATCACCACCACCACTAAAATAAAAGGGCAGGGAACCACCCCTGCCCAAACCTACCATGCAAGGAGCATGTACCGGTAGTGTAACTCATTTGTCCGCCTGTATCAACACTGATAATTGTAGGTATGCCTGCTCCCACTCCTCTGGGTACAGGTATTGACAGAGCTCCAACAGCAGTATCACGGTTGGTACACGGTCACCGGATAGCCACTTGGCTAAAGTGTCACGGTGACATCCAAGGTCTTTTGCCAACTGTGTTTTGTTAACGTCCTTCAATATTTTTTTCAGTTGCTTTGCAAACATTTTAATACTCCTGATTTTACAATTTGTTGTCCAACCCATTCTGCGCACTGTGGGACGACTGCGTTTCCGAGTGCTCTAAGACGGTCCACCCGATTGGGAACCCCATCATCTCTTCTACAAACTGGGGATTGAGTTGGAAATCCTTGCCAGTAGTTTTGTTGAGCCCCTGGAGTTTGGCTGCTTCCACATTGAGACTGTCGTGCCGGTCCCATTGACTCGCTCCAGATGGGTTGTTCTTGGATTCGTTTACCGTTGGTGTGGGTAGCATCCCCTGCTGTATCATGTGCATCAGTGGTCGCCCCCCTTGCTTGTACCGAGACGTCCTGTCTGGATTGTCCTGCACTGGCGTTGGTAGTAGTCCATCCTCCGTCAGTGATGCTGCTGGGATACGCGACCCCAAACCATCGCCTTCGCATGTGGGGTGCTCCGCATTGTGCAGCTGATATAATCGTCCATTGACAGTCATACCCGATTTGGGACAACGATCCAACGACTGCTGATAGCCCTCGAACATCGATTGCTGACACGTTTTCCATAACTGCGACACGGGGTCGTAACTCGTTGATAAGACGGTGGAACTCCCACCAAAGACCCGAACGTTCTCCATCTAGACCTTCTCCTTTTCCTGCTATTGAAATGTCTTGACATGGAAACCCACCGCACAAGATGTCGATGGGTTCCAAGTTGTGTGCGCCAACTGTACGCACGTTGTTGTATCGTGTGGCATCCGGCCAATGTCGCTCCAAAACAGAACGACAGAATGAGTTCTTCTCTACCTGCCACACAGTTTGCAAGCCTGGTATAGCCCGTTCCAATCCAAGCTCCAAACCTCCGATGCCGCTGAATAGGCTACCCATCTTCATTGTCATCCTCACTTGGAAACTCTTTGTCCCATGAATCCTTGATGCTCTTTGCCAGTGCACCAAGGTGCTTGCATTTGCTACCTCTGTACTGGTGATCAGGACAGGTGCATGTATATCCTGACTGGTCAATCACACATGTCCAACGTGGGAAGTGTCCCACCATGCTACCGTCTGGCATCATGGTGGTCTTGAGCTCCTTCATTTTGGTTTCAACACGGTCGTCATCGAACAGACCTTTGAGTCTCCAGTGCTCGCATATCTCCAAAATCGTTTCAGTCATGGTCGGCATGGTTTTCTCCAAGTGCACCGTCCATCCAGTCCATCAATGCTCCCACATCGGTGTTCTCATGGTACTTCATTTCGTCGTCAAGGTACAGCGTGACATCTACGTAGGCGACGTCATTGACATCATTGCTAACGTACAGCAGATGGCGGTGACCACGCTGTGCATAGAATGGATGCATCCACCCACGCTCCCCATTGAAGTTGGGTGGTGTGGTATCGGGACAGTGTAGCCATCCAAGTCGCTTCAGTTCAATGCCATAGGACTCAATCTCTAGTTCGAGCTGCTTGTATCGTTCGAGCAGGCTGGATGTGGGTGCACGTTGTTCGTACCAGTCCTCGATCATGTCCTGTACCGGATGCAATGCGTCGATGGCCACCAAAATGGTGTGGGCTTTTTGCAACGTACTTTTGGTAGCGTTGTCTTTTACTTGGTTAATGATGTGTTGGAAATGTTCTAAGAACATGATGTGCTCCGTTGTGGGTGGTAGGTTACCAGATACAGTCATCTGGATCGATGTCTGTCTCTGCATGAAAAGTATTGTAGTGTTCTGTCGGCGTTTTGTCAACAGTCATTGGCATCGGCATTGGATTAACGTCGGTAGGTACGTACCTTCCGTCAATCATTGTTTTCGCAATCTCCATGTATGGATTGGGCAAACCTTGGTGCGCACGTTCCTGTTGTACACGTTTCATGCGCTCGTAGTTGTGTGGCTCACGTTGTTGCATACGTAGGATGGGTTGTCGTCCATCGGTCATGTGCCACACCTTCAGTGTGATACGAGCGTCATGTTCCATCTTGGTATGCAGTGCTTCCCAGGTGCCCATCTGTGGATACTTCAAACTAGCACCGTTACAGGTGCATCTGGCTACGCAGTTGTGAATCCGCAGCTGACCTGTTGCCCCAACCCAAAAGTGTGCGCTTATCTCACGGATGCCTTCACGCTGTACGCAGTCATCGCAGAACTTGTATTCTTTGAGCTCCATACCGGTGCCTCCGAGCTCGCGTATCACCTCTCTAACCTCCTCTAAGACGTGTCCAAGTGTTGGTGGATACTGGTGTTTTTTCATGCACACATTGAGGATGGCCTTGTGGAGATGCAGGTCTTTAACTCTCTCCAGACCTGCATCCCACACGGGATAAACCTGGGCTTTCCATTCATCTTTTTTGTTGAACGTCGCCGCGAACATATCGAGTGCGATGTCGAGCATGTGTTTGTTAGCCATTGTTGCCTCCAATGAAGTTGCCGTTGTCGTCGAAGTCGGTTGGATTGATAGCCGTAGAACGCTTCTGAACGCTCTTTGGCAATGCTGGTAGTGGTTTCTGTTGTGCAAGCGCGTAGTTGGCGTCCAGTTTCTTTGTGGACACCACCACGGCAGGATTGACCATACCCTTGCTACGTAGATACACAGCACGGTAGTGGTCAGACTTAAACAACCAATCGAATACAGCCATCGCCTTGTCAATCGCTCCAGTACTGACAACCCTTGACAGTGTACCCAAGTCGATTGCACTTATCATCGTCAGCTGCCCACCCTGCTCTTCGTAGAGTTTCATCCAGTAGCCAAGCAAGTTGAGCAGTGGTCTATTGGTTTTGCAGTAGTCGTACAGTGATTGTTTGGTAGATGGGTCAGCAGGTATGGGCATATCGTTGATTATAAGAAATTTACCAAACTCTATTACATCAACACCACCAACACTATTTTTACTAGTACTAGTGTTGGTGGTGGTATGGGTTGTATTTTTTACTGGCTGTATAATAGTACTATTAGTACTAGTACTATTAGTGCAAGAACCATGCCAAACTTGATGCAGTCGTAGGATTTCTTCTGCGGTCTCGGTGACAGCGACCCTGCCACCATCTCTGAATACAATCTCTGTACCCAACTTGTTTGGTGCAGTGTATACCATCGTCGATAGGTTAACCAAGGTCTTCTGCTTGGATGCAATCAGGGTCAACAGAATCATTGCTCACCTTCCAGTATCTGAATCCAGCCCCAGTCGAGCATGTCATCGTGATGATAGTTGTCGACCACCCATGTGATTGGGCAGTCGCAGTAGGCTACAGTCTGCTCGACACTGTGGTCAAGCAGTACAATGGTGAATAGGTACTTCTTCATGGTTTACTCCTGTGGTAGGTTTGTAGATAGTTGAACCATCTGTCAGTAGTATACAGACGTCGACGCATCATGTCAAATAAAAAAGAAAAATACTTTTCTATGTACCACCACCAACACTAACACCAATACCAAACTCGCTCCAATGTAAAGTCGCTCCAATGTAGGGAGCCACCCCCACTCCCACGGGGTGTCAGCTCCATGGCCACCTCACCTGGGCTCCTCCCAATCCACCCTGTATCGTGTATGCATCCGGTACCGTCGACACTATAGACGATTGACACTATTTTAATCATTGGCGGGCTATCGCTAGCGCCGGCGCTATAGAAGTTGTAATTACATGGGTGTATTTTTTGTGCTTAAATGCGTTTTTTACTTGCTATTCCATGTAGACTACTGTATAATACCAGTACCGATTGCAATTCCGCCGTCGTTTAACCTACCTACACAGGATACAACATGTTGAAACATGAAATTATCGACGAAATTGAACTGATGGGATTTCCATATCTTGCCAGTTTACTCGACTCAAACGAGATTACATATCTTGAGGCATTGAACCATCTTTTAAATTGCTTCTATGAGACCACTGAAGAGGAATTCTCAGCCGTGGACTATGAGAAATTAGAATTGCTTTTACAAGATTACTTCGACGTCAACTCAACCAACCAACCAACCAAACAAGGATAACAGTCATGGACTTTTCAAAATACATCATTACCAAAAATATCGCAGCGTTTAAACGTGCAATGAGTGACAACAAAACAACCCTTGCAACTCCAGAAACCTACGAGCACTATACACTGTCGTCAAGTGGTAAACGGCGGTCTATTCTGTCATCTAGTGTTAAGTGGGCTAAAACTGAAGGATTAAAAGACGTGGGTGTGACTGGGTTATACCTTGCACCCTCTACCACTGTGCAAGGCGTCAACACTTGCAAAATGTCTGGACTATGTAAACATGGCTGCATTGCTTTTACTGGCTTCCTTGGATTGCATCACCAAACCACTATTCAGAATAGAACACTCGCACTATACCATTATACCGAGCGTTACTTAGTTGATCTTCTTAGAGAGTTATACATACAAGCATTCAAGGCCAGTATTGACGGTAAATCATTGTACTGTCGTCTCAATGGTACATCCGATCTACCATTTCATAAAGTGTTAGATATGGATTCCATCGTTGAGGATTTTGGACAAAGGCATATTTCCTTCCTCT